TAGTTTTTCTGCTTCTGCACGAGCAAATGTAAGTGATAGAATAAGTTTCTGATTATCATCAAGTAGATTCTTGCACATCATTGCTGCTGATGGAATATTCTCATCACACATAATCTCTGAAAGTTCTTTATATCTTTTAAGACTACCTGGAGCATATGCATCTAGAGCACGAATCTGTTCTGCTGTTTGGTCAATGGACTCGTGAATTTCTTCATAAAGTTCAGCAAAAAACTGATGATATTGAGAGAAATGAATTCCCTCAACATTCCAGTGGTAATAATGTGCTTTTAGATAAAAAGAAAATGAAGTTGCAAGAACAACTTTCATTCTATTTACGAGTTCTTCCATTATATTTATCCTTTACAACTTTCCTTATTAGTTTAAGTAATCTCTTAACTTCTAACTCTTGCCCAGGTGTATCCTGGGCATATTTTAGTGCTTGTTCTGGAGTTCCATCAAACCCTGAACCATATTCTTCTTTCATTACGATGGATTTCCATATTTACGCAATGTTCCAGCAACAAGGGCTTCTATTGGTGGTTTTCCAAGCGAACCACCAGTTCCACCTGGAGATATTCCTCGGTCGACCATAGCTTTAAGAACAGATGGATGATCTCTTTCTATTTGTTTATGGGTAAGCTCTAACTTATTTCCAAAACCTTTACCAAATGATATTTTATGTAAAGTTTGACCATCAGCTGATTTAATAGTTCCATGATGACTGGCAAATACTGTTTTTGTTGGATCTTCTGGGCTTGGATGTCCACCACCTAACGATATACCTTGTTCTTCCTCATATAGAACAATATCTTCTTCTTTAATATATCCTGTCCCAGAAGAAGTTTTTACTTTTACTCTACCATTACTCTTAATTTCATATGATTCAATGATTTCACCATCAAGTTTATGGCCTTCTTTATCAACCATATACTGAACTTCTGTTTCTTCTCCATAATGTTTTTTTTCTTCAGCATCTTCTCTTCCTCTTAATTCAAGATGTTCTTTGTGTGCTTTTTTAATATCTTCAATAACACGAGGATGATTGATAGCTTCTTCGTGGTTTCCAGGATGTACTTTATGTTTTTTTAATATACCATCAACTGTATCTACTAAAAATTCATGACTTACACTTGGAAAATTTTGTGTTGTAACACCTGATTCTGGATCTCTTTTTAATATTGCATAAGCAATATCTCTTAATTGTTGATTTCTGTTAGAAGTTCTTTCTCGGTGATCTTCTTCACCAATATATTCTTTTACTTGATTAGAAAGTTCAACAGCTTCTTTTACTACAGGGTCTTTTGCATCCATATAATCTGCAACTGAATCAATATAGTCAGATGCTTTTGTAAGTTTGCTTTGAACCCAAGCTTGAAGATTACCTTCACCTTGTCCTAGTTTTTCCATTAGTCTTTTAATTGCAGTAGCAGAAGTCTTTAATTGACTTCTTGCCATTTCATATTCGTGGTCTTTACCATCATCTTTTTCTACGATATGACCGTACTGTGCAATATCAAGTTGCTCTAGGAATAAATCTTTTGTAGTCTTCATTGTTGATTGTCTTTCCTCTTTTAGTGTTTTCCATCCACCACCACGCTTTTTATACCATTTTGCAGCCCATCCATTGGCGTAGGCAGAAGGATATACATCAAACTTTTTCTTGGCTAAGGCTTTTGCTTGTGACCATAGTTTTGGATTTGTGGGAACATTTTTCTCAATGAGATATTCTTCTCCCATTCCTATTTTTTTAATATTAGGATTCTTCGTATTCTTAGTATTTTTAATATCAACAGTCCCTGAAGGTTTATTTCCTGGTGAATCACGAAGATAATTAAGAAGTTTTGCCATCTCTGGTGCTGTTGGTTTTGCACCACCAGTCACTTCATTGATATTTTCTTCAGTCTTCACATTAACAGGTTTACCACCTTTACCTTTTCTATCTGCCACTGGGTCTTTCCTTCTTTTTCTTCTTGCTGCTTTAGCTCTTTCTGCTTTTGTCATTCTTTCAGCACGAGAACGATTTAAACACTTAGGTTTACCTTCACCTTCTTCTCTTGCACAAGGACCTTTAATCTCTCCATCAAGACCTATTCTAACCCAATCGCCTTTAGGATGAGTCTTAGAAAACCATTGTCTTAGATCTTCTCTTAACATTTATGCTAACCCATCTTTAATTAAAATACCTTCACCAAATACACCAACTTCATTTGTTGATGCACTTGATTTACATTGAAACTGAATATCTGATTTTGCATCATACTTAAATGGTAGTCTTCTTTGAATATTCATTTGATTAATAAATGTGGTTTCAGCAACTCTAAATGTAACATTAGAGGAATTTGTTACTTCATTTCTAAATACAACATATTGAGAACCAGATGCAGTTGCAGAAAAACCATCAATTCTATAAAGATAAAAACAAGTATTCGCTGGAACAGTGTAAATAGAAGCTTGATTTCTACCATCTCCTGCTCTAATTCTTGCATAAGTAACAGAAGAATTAGTTACATTTACATTACCATCAGCATTACCTGCAATGGTGATGACATCATTGATTCTAAAATATTCATTATTGGATGTTACAGTAGATGTTCCGTTTAATGTAAGTGTCTCTGACAATTCATTGTAATCAGAATCTAGACCCACAATTTTAACTGTAACAGCTGTATCATTTGTATTTGTTGATACGACATCCATTGTAAGATTTTGTGTGGGATATGTGTAAACACTTTCAAGTTCCCATAAAGGTTTAAATGCATTATTTACAGAAGAATTGTATCCAAATATATTTCTAACAGAGGTTCCTTTTACTAAACCTCTTGCAATATTTAATTTTTGGTCTTCCGATGGATAATAATATGATGCCATAGATATAATTTCCCTATTAGGTTTTATATCTATTTATTTATAAAAAAAGGCACCTTAATTGGTGCCTTTTAATTAAGAAGATTTTCCTGGATATACAGTGTCTAATTGAACATTTCCTTTTTCTGCCCCAGGTCTTTGACTAACAAGAACACCATTAAAGGAAACATTTGGATGGTTATCGTGAAGGGTATTTCCCTTATCGTCTGATGGTACATTATGTATATCAGTGACATTAGGTTTATGGTCATCATAACCTGTTACTCTTCTAATGTCTGCACCTTCACCCTTAAGTTTATTTAAGTCATTATTAATTGATACTGCTTTATTACCATGTGTAGTCTTTCCACCTACATTACCAGCACGAATAACTTTAAAATTTTCATGTCCTGTATCAAGACCCATTTTCTTTAAATGTGCTAATAATAACTTATGGTCTTTCATATCAGATCTTGCAGTTACTATTCTTACACGATGACCATTTTCAAGAAGATTTTGTGCGTGATTTATCATTTTATGGATTGGGTGAGAAGAATCTGCAAAAACACCACTATCAGAAAATTCACTATAATCGTAAGAATGTCCTTCTTTTAATTTATGCAAATTATATCCTGATGTTGATAATGTTTGTATTCTTTTTCCAGATGCATCATTCACATGAATTTTTGCACCTTTTTTTGGATCGTGATGAACTAAAGTATCATCCATATCAAACCAATGATAGTTATGATGTGGTTCTACAGTCTCACCTTTAGCAGTTTTATGTGGACCATATAAAGTTTGTTTAATGGTATCTGCTACAGATTGTTCTGATATAAATTTTTTGAATGATAACATTTTTCTTACTTACCTACTACAGGAATTCTCATTACAGATTGTTTACTTCCTGGATTTTTGCCTGTTGTAATGGTTGGTCTTCCTATTTTACCAGATTTAACTAATTCAGCAACCTTACCATGTGTTAATCTCGTAACTTTAGATACATCTTCAGGATTTGTAGATAATTTACCTCCTTCTAAAGGAACTGTGGCCATATGAGTGGCAGGCCCTTGTTCACTAGTGTATCTAGAGTTTGTTTTTTTTTGTACTTTAGATGTAGCTCTTTGAAATTTTCCAGCACCTGAATGTGATTCATGTGCCATATGAACATGAAGTTGATTTATGCCATCAGGATGACTTCTGCTCTTGTGATTTGCCCAAGTTGGATTATCTAAAATACCTTGAAGGATTTCATTTGCTTTTGTATGTCTTCCCTCATTCATATGTTCACGCATTTCCTTTAAACGCTTATGTGTTTCATCTACGGCTTCTTTAAATTTTTCAGGTGTACCATTGTATTTTTTTCTCGTTCCCATTTCCTTCAAAGAATGTTTAATAATTGCAGAAGATTCTGATGCTCCACCAGAAGAACCTTGTGCTTTTGTTTGTTTCAATGATATGTGCACTCCACCCACAACAACAGCATCACCTTTCCTAGTGCTTCTTGTTGTGTATAATTCTGGAAATAAATTTGAGTCTCCTGATTGTGCTCTTTGTTGTGCATCAAATTTAGCTTTTGCTTTTTTATGCCTGTCTTTATCATTTTCTACCCTTTCGTCATGGTATGTTCGAGACAAAGGAGCTGTACCAGAACCTGATACAGTCATTTCACTTCCTTTATGAAAATGTTCTTCAATATCTTCGTGATTTGCTAATGAATGTACAGTATATGCAGCTGCTTGTAAATGTAAATGTCTTGTTTTTTTCGCATTTTCACTATTTTTCACACCACCTACAAATTCATCTTCGGAAGAATTAATGTGATGCAAAGGATGAGTTTCATCAGTTTTAGATTTTTCAACTTCTGATTTAAGTCTGTCTAAATTTAATTTTCCATCATTTCCTGTGACAAGATTTTTATTTTTTGTAGAAAAATTCCATAATGCTCTTACTGCATGTTCGTAATTATGCTTACCATCATTTTCAGTTGGAGTTTGTATTGCTGTAGCAGGAATAAAATGATGGGACCTAACACCATTTGGTCTAACAACTGTAGCACTTATATGGGGTCTATTAGTTGATGATGGTCTATACACACCAGATATTCCCTCAGTACGTCCAGCATGAGGTATAACTTGTGATCCTATAGGAATTTTAATACCATTATCATTTATAACTCTTGATGTTGTTAAAGGAGATTCTTCATTATCGATATGAGGATCTACATATGCTTTACGATGTCTTTTAAAATTTTCTCCTGAACCACTGATGTTTTTTGCCATTTCGTATAAAACAAACTGTTTAAATCCTAACATTGAATCCATTCTGGAGGTTTCCTATTTTTCCAACTGTGTAAATGTTTCTTACCGTATTTATAATAGTTACGATAACAAACGATACTATCCTTTGAAATCTTGTAAACATCATCCATAGCAGGTGTTGGTTGTGTGAAAGGACCAATATCAATATTGTTTGGTGTAAACTTTAGATGTTGTAGTAGATTTTCTGTTTTATGTTTCTTATTTCCATAACGATATTTATATTCTTCAATAAGTTGAAGAAGATGATTATACAACCAATTATAGTTGTTTGATGATTCCCGACACCAAATAGCAGATGGATGTTTGATATGTGATGCAAGATACAGTAAATCATTCCTATCATCATCCAACATCCATCGTTTCATTTTACGACCAGATGGATTCTTTTGAATAACCATATCACCATCAAGTAAACGATGTGCAGTTGATAATAGTTGTGCTGTTTCAAGTATCATTTTAACAATATGCTTATCAACCATCCATTCAGCACATTGTTTTTCTGATTTATCAAGATAAAAGATGTTCAAAATATAATCCCCATTTCAATTGATTTCATATATGATTTGATTGCTTCTGGATACAATCTATGTTCTACTTTGTGAATTCTATCACTAAGACTTAGTATATCATCATTTTCTAAAATATCAACTCTTTCTTGTTTGATGATTGGACCAGAATCTAGTTCAGGTGTGACTATGTGAACAGTAACTCCTGTTTGTTTTATACCAGATTCTAATGCCATTTCAATAGCATTATGTCCTTTGAAATTTGGTAAATATGATGGATGAATATTCAATATTTTTCTTTTCCATCTTGATACGAATTCTGGTGTTAAGATTCTCATAAATCCTGCGAGAATAACTAAGTCAATATTATTCTGTTTAAGTTTTTCGTGGACGGCCTTATCAAAATCAAGTCTATTTTCATAGTTTTTATGATTGATGATAGATGAATTATAATTATTATCTATTGCCCACTGAATACCTTTTGAATTAGGATTGTTAGTAAGAATAACTTTTACTTCTTTTGGGAAATGTTTAACAATTGATTTCATATTACTACCAGTTCCAGAAATCAATATTGCTAATCTCATTTTGAAATAACCTCACCAATAACTTTATGTTCTACTGTAATTTTATCAATATTATCTTTTGATACTACACCAATCATACCATATCCACAATTAAATGTGCTTTCAAACTGTTGCATTCCCATTTGATTTATAGTTCTACATTCCCATACTCTTTCATTGAATGTGTTATATAGAAATTGTTGAGATGGTGGAAGAACAGTTTCTGTAATAGAATAAGTTAAATGTTTCGAAAAAATACGAGGAAGATTGCCGTGAATACCACCACCAGTGATATTTGCAAGACCTAACAGATATGGTTTGATTTGTTTAAATTCTTTAACATAAATTCTAGTTGGTGCTAGAATTTCATCCATATATTCTTCTGGAAAATCATATCTATATTTCTTTAGTTGTTTTCGAATCAGACTATATCCATTACTATGAAACCCAGAACTTGGTAAAGCAAACAATACATCACCTGGAATCATAGGTCTTGGTAATGAAAAGTCTTCAACCACACCCATAGCAAAACCAGCAAGGTCAAATGTTTTATTAGAATATACATCTGGCATTTCTGCAGTTTCACCACCAACTAGATCACATTCTGCTTGTCTACATCCTTTTTTGATACCGTTTAGAATACGAATTGCAGTTTTATAATCCAAATGACCTACAGCATAATAATCAAGAAATGCTTTTGGTGTTGCACCCTGACAGATAATATCATTGACACACATAGCAACCAAATCAATACCAATGGTATCATATACTTTATCAAACTTTTTTGTGAGAAGAAGTTTTGTTCCAACACCATCTGTTGATAATACAACTTGTTTACCATTAACTCCAACTGATGCACCAAAACCTTTATCAAATCCCATATCAGTTACGAGTTTATCAGCAAGTTCGGTATCAACACCAGATTCTTTATATTTCATTGACATTTCCTATGCAGTAGTTGCAATAAATTCATTTGATGGTAACATTTTACGATAATATAATAACAGTTTATACAATTGTTCGTGTGTATCATCAAACCATTCTGAGACGACATAATCAGCCTTATAATCACTTACAGTAGGTAATGGGTCCACTGCTTCCATAGATACAATAAAGTCTGGTTTTAAAACCTTTCTTGCAAGAAATGGAAATATAAATGTATCCATTACTACAATTCCACCAGCAGAAACAACACCAGAGGAAAAGAAAGACATATGGTCGTGTAAATTGGGAATGTCTTCAAAACTATCTTGTCTTAGATATCTACTATTGGTATTGATATAATCATCATCAACATATATTGCACCAAGTAGCTCAGATAAAGGTCTGGCAAGTGTTGTCTTGCCAGACCCCTTATTTCCTGTAATCAATATCTTCATATTAACCGTTCATAGCAATGTAGATTAATGGAAGAAATGTGCACAGGAACATAAACACTAATGCACACCAACCAAGATAGAACGAAAACAGGTAAGGGTAATCTTTGATTTTCATAATATATTTCTCCTTTGTTACAGATATATTATAACAAGATACTGTTTATGTGTCAAGCACTAAGTTTCATCGGTAATAGATTTATACAAGTTTTCTCGTACATCTATTACCTTTTCATCTTCTATAATGTTTATGATTGTTTTTGTAAGGTCTATTTCTTTTTTCACATAGAACATCTTCTCTTGGAGTTTTTGTAACTCTACCTGATAATATTCAAGTTCTTTTTCTTTACGAACTTTTGTCTCTATTAGGTCTGTGAGGAATATTATCTTTTTGTCTTTGGTCATAAAACCTCCAGTTTTACTGGAACAACTCCTGCCCTTCTCATTCTAATTTTCTTTGCAGCAGCAACTGATAAATCAACTATTCTGCCACGAATATATGGTCCTCTATCATCAATCTTAACAATTACAGAAAGACCATTTCTTTTATTTGTAACTCTAACCATAGTTCCACATTTTAATGTTTTATGTGCAGCAACCATTAGATTTGGATTATATCTTCGTGTACGAGAACAAGCAATACGCTGAGGTTTCCAATAATATGATGCTTTGCCGTGTTGAACACGACCAGAAAACTTAATATAATTCTTTTTCTTTCTTTTTACATATCTTTTCTTCTTAGAAACGTATCGTTTCTTTTTTACAACTTTCTTTTTGACAACCTTTTTAGTATAGAATACTGGTTGTCCATCAACCCATTTTACTGCTGCTTGTGCAGGAAATGCAAATAGAATAAAAAGTGATGTAATCAAATATTTCATTGTTTAATCCTTTATAGTTCCGGTATAAATCATTCCTTGTTCTGGACCCATTCTTTCGTCTTCTGACTTAAACCCTAATTTTTCATAAAAAGATATTAGTCTTTTATGCTTTTTTGGATTATATTCGCCACCACCGACTGCTGTATCAGGAGTTAGTTTTATTGAGTGTCCAAACTTATCTGTGTGAGTTTTCAACATTTCCATAGCTCTAGTGCCTAATTCTTTATTTCTATATTCTTCTGGAACAATAATAGAATTAACTTTTATATGGTTATCGTGATGCTTTGCATTTATTTTTACACCTAATTTTTCTATACTTTCTATAGTATTTTTAAAGTGTTCGTGTGCATCATTTTCTTCTGTGAATTGTTTAAAACTTAACATTATTATTTCCGTGATGAACTATAACGTTTTTTATTATCTTCTATTCGTTCTCTACCTACTGGACTTAGTTTTTCTGTAGAGACAGATAAATCAGTATTAAAAGCATGCGTAGCAAGTGAGGTTGGTTGATTACTGTTGCCTGATGGATCAATAAAAGGTCTTAAATTAGATATAGGATAAGATTTACCAGTTTTATGATTATAAAAAACAGAATTTGTTTCAGGATACAATTTTCTTAAGCTTTTTTGAATTTTTTGAGCACCAGGGGATTGACTTTCGTGTTGAGTGATTACGCCAAAATGTTTATGTAAATCATTATATCCATGTGCTGCCATATTTGATGGTGAGTTATTTTGAGAACCTGGTTTTCTTTCTCTTCCTCTTATATAAATTCCACTATATGTAGTTCTTCCATTCGGATGCGGTATTGTTTCAGCTTCAACTGAAAAGTCAACGTGTCCAGTTTTTGGATGAACCCATATATGATGAACATATCCAGGTTCACCATTTTCAGATTGTGGATCTGTCATTGTGTAAATGTGGTGGCCAGTATTGGTTTCTACTGATTCTCTTTCATATCCAGCATGCTCACCTTTCGGATCAAATATTGTAGAGTGTGATAATTTTTCATCTTTACCTATTTTGTTTTTTATAATCTCTGTTAAAAAATTCTTAAAACTTAACATTCTTCTATCCTAATCTTTAGGTCTGTTGTTCCTTTTAACACTCTATGATAGAACAACTTTGGTATGAAATATGTTTTGTCTACTTCAAGAGAAACTGGTAACTCATTATCCATTTGTAGTTTCCAGTCTCTTCCTTCAAGAACAGTTACTTTTCTATCTTCTTTATCACGATGCCAAATTAATTCCATTTCATCAACAGACTTAGAGAAAGTTCTTATATCATCATTATCTATGTATGGATTCATTAGTCTTGAGGTTCAAATACTGATTTTTTCCAATCTTCAGTATAGTTTCTTTTTACATAATGTCTTTTAACTTTTATTTTCTTAACTTTCACTGGTTCTACATAACCATCTTCTGCATTAGCAAATACTTCTTTTGCCCAATGTGGATGTTCTTGTGGTTCAAATCCCATAGCCATTAGTAGTAAAAATAACATTTAATTTATCCTTATGTGTGTGATTCTGAAACAAGAATTTCTAGAGATTCAGTTGGAACTTGTTCTTCAATACCGTGTTCAAAAAGAACATCATACCAAGCAACATAACCATTTTCATCTGGTTCTGCGTGCATAGTTTTAATACATTCTCCAATACCATATTCTTCAGATTTCACTTTAGAAGCACAATTATGCTTCTTACCATTATGACCATTATTTTTAGGTTTTCTTTTTTCGTCTAGTTGATACATTTTTAGTTTCCTATTTTACTTATTCTTTTATCCTACCAAAAAATTTTATCAATATCCTGTCTTAATTTTTATTGATACTATGATCAATAACCAAAACAGGAGTGTTTAGTCCTGTTTTTTGTTCTTTGTTCCTGGCAGCATCTACTGCCATATTTGATGCACCAGCTAGTGCATGTTCTTGTGTTTCACCGGTTTCGTGATTAGTAACTCTTAACAAAATTCCTGGCGGTGTGTTGCCTTCTTTTGCTCTTTCCCATTTATCAGGATGCAAATCTTTAGATAATTGTTTTAAAGATTTTCCCACTTCATGATTTCCTATATTATTTTCGAATTCTTCTGCAGTTCTTGTTTCTTTAGTTGCTTTGTTAAGTGCAGCTTCAAAATTTTCTGGTGTCTTAAGATGTTCTAATGCTTGAACAACATCAGGATGCCATTGCACATTTCCTTCTTTATGGTCATTTAACTGAAAATTGACTTCATCATGTTCTTCCATGCCACGTGGAGTTTTATTTTCCCATTCGGAAGGAGTTGTTTGTGGTTCTGTGTCTTCTTTTATGAATTGTTTAAAACTTAACATTCTTCTATCCTAATTTTTAAGTCTTATGTAATATGCCATCTTATGCTACCAAAAAAAGTTACCTCCTCCAGATAAACCAAGTTGTTTGGCATATCGAGGAGTATTACAAGCCCAGTAAGCTGCTTTTGTTCTATCTTTTTGTTTTGAACACTGATGTCTTGCAGCAAATGATTTCCTTGCTTCTGGATTGTTCAATCTTACTTTTAACCCAGTTGTATCACCCCAGGTGACTTTCTTTACACCACCATCTGGTGTTCTTACATAAACATAAAATTTCTTTGGACCACCTTTCATTGGTTTACCAATTGGTGGGTCTTTCTTTTCTTCTTCTATTTCATCATCATCTTCAATCATAGGACAATCAAGAGGAACAATTTGACCTTCATATTCAGCAAACTCACCAATATCTGTTTCTTCAATCAAATATTTGTCTGTTCCTTCTAGGTCAATCAAACCTTCATAGTATAGGTTTCTTGCTTCACGAAATAATTCGTAGTACTTTTCAGAACCAACACGAAATAGATTTTCGTGTAATGGAATTTCATTTTCTAAATGATGGAAAAGTTCTTCTGTGATATTAAATGCTGCTGCTTTTTCTAGATAACTCATTTTGATAATCCTAATGTTCTTTGTTTTGCTTGGGTTTTTGGATTTTGTATTATAGATAGTGCTTTTTCAGCAGCTTTTACATGTTCCAAATAGCTTTTAAGTAACTTACGACCTTCTAAAGCAGAATTTATAGCAGAATGAACAAAGGCAGGACCACCAACATCTGGTGCCGCTCTATCAGCAGCGACAGATTCAGTATATCCATCTATAATACCAGGACCATGTTCTTCCCACCAATGCTTAGCTGCTCTTTTATGAACTTTAACTCTATCAGAAAAATCTTTCAGTTTAGGATGTTCGATTATATGATTAATGATATGACCAGCAACATCAGGACTTTCATTTAACTGAGAATATTCTTTAAAAGAAAGCATTTAATACTCCATTGTTTTTAAGTATATTTATACTTTAACTCTTTTAAAGTTAAAAACTCTGGAGTCCAACCATCAAAACCACCACCATAATTTAGATGATTCATACTTTTTCTAGCACCATCTTGTTCCTCAAAACAACATATAATTTGATCTGTTTCTATCTCTAGAATACAGTACTTACGATTTCTTCTTACAATTTTATACTTCACTGAATAATTCCTTCAAACGACTATTATCAAAGTTCTTTTGTGATAATGGACCATCAACAATATCTTCTTGTGCATTATCTTCTGCATTATAGAGACGCATTTTATCTCTATCAACACCAACAACAAATCTACGATTAGAACTTGGGTCGGAATATCTATTTTTAAGTTGTTTAACCATAATCTGATTAAGTGACTCTAACTCTTCTGTTGAGATAAGTGCAAACATAAAATCTGCAGTTGCTGGAAGTCCAAAACTTTCAGAAGTATCTTCTAATCCTAAATCAGAATTTGAATATCCACTTCTAGTTGTTTGAGTTGCAGATACAATAGGAACATTGTATTCCACTGCTAGACCTCGTAGTTCTTCAGCAATTGCTTTAATGAAAGTATAAGAATTTGCATTAGAGTTAGATTTCAATCTTGTGGATAAACAAATATTAAGATAATCAATATAGATAATATCTGGCACAAAACTTTTCTTAATTTTAAGTTCATTCAAAAGATGGCGAAAATTACCAGAACCTGCACAAGCAGTTGGATATTCTTTGATAATCAACTTACCCTTTGTTTTTTCCTTTAGTCGTTTCATCTTTTTATCATATGAATTTTTTGGCAATGATGATAAATCTTCAACAGAAATATCAAGTAAATTGGCATCAATTCTTTCAGCAATCTTTTCTTCTGCCATTTCCATAGTAATATAAAGTACATTTAATCCTGCAGTCAGATTAGCAGAAGCACAATGACACATAAACAAACTTTTCCCAACGCCAGTTCCTGCTAGAGCAATGTTCAAAGTTTTCCTTGGTAATCCACCACGAGTGATTTCATTAAAATAATCTAAATCAAATTCAACCCTAACTTCTTTACGATGATAGAAATCAAACCGTTCCTCGTAGTTTTCAATAAAGTCGTGACCAATATGTGAATCAAATGAAACAGCAAGTGCATTTGATAAAATATCTGGAATAGCACCTTTTGTTTTCTTACCTGTTTTATCATCCAAAATAGAAATACTCTCCATTATAGCATTATACACAGACTTCTCTTGACAAAACTTTTCTGTTTGGTTAAGTAACCAGTCCAAATCTGTGTCATATCGCTTATTGATATTATCAACTATTTCTTTACAAGTTTGAAAGGAATCTTCATTGATTCCTTCCTTATTCGTAAGGTCAATATATAGTGCCTCTTTTGTTGGAAAAGAATTATAGTTTTTTACATAGTCATCAATTAGATTGAATACAATCTTTTCATTTTTATCAGAGAAATACTCTTCTTTGAGGAAAGGAATTACTTTTCTTCCATAAGTCTCATTAAAGATTAAGTTATCAAAAATAACTCTTTCTATGCTCATTCTACTTCATCTTCCTCTATAATATTAGAAAAACCAACTTTATATTTCTTCTCAATATATTGTGAAAAATCTGTCTCTTTGAACATTTTCATCCAAAGTTCTTTATTATTCACAATATCTTTTGCTCTCATATTAGGTTCCTGAATTTCTCCAGTTTCTCTATCTACAAGAGCATACCATCCATTCTTTGGTTTTACAATATATTCTCCTTCAAGTGCAACATCAAACAAACCTGACCATTTATTAATACCACCTTCCCAAGAAATAGTAATGGGAATTTTACTCTTTTCTTTTACATAACGAGATTTTTCAATATTGATAATGAAATGATAACCTGCTATCTCAGAACCATCTTTATCTTGTTGTCTTCCAAGAATCCAAATATTGTCTGCTGAATAATAACTTCCTGTACCACCACCAACGATATCTTTTGGAAACATTCCAATTTCTTTATAAGTATGATTGACAACTGCCATTGGAATATCTTTCAATGATAGATGTGGTGTTACCATACGAAACAAAGATTTTAATTGTTTTGCTCTTGTCATATCAGCAACAGATTTACCATCTAGAGCGTCTTCAACTTCTTTCTTTGAAGCAAGATTGCCAATTGAATCTACAAGGATAAAAACCTTATCCCCTCGTTCAATATCCTTCATCTGTTTCATAATATCATGTTTTAGTTCTTCAACATCTGTGATTGGTGTATGGATTACTGAATCCAAATCGATACCAAATGTTTCAAAGTATGATTGCGGTGTTCCAAACTCTGAATCATAAAATAAAACAACACCATCCTCATACTTTTTTAGAAAAGCAGATGCTAATAACAAAGAAAACCCAGTCTTGAAATGTTTCGACGGCCCAGCTAACATTGTTAAACCAGGAGTTAAACCACCATCAATAGAACCACCAAGTGCCACATTAATCATAGGCACTGAGGTTTGAATCATATCTTTTTTAGTGTAAATCTTACTTTCTGTAAGGGTAGATGTGTAATCAATAGTTGAATTTTTTATCAACCTGTCTTTTAAACTCATATCTTTCTCCAGTCAATGTGAATCTATAAACTTATCTAATTCTTTTATAAAAAGTTCTACTCTTTCTTTTCTATCAGGCCAATAAATATATTCCTTTTGTGGTTCTTTCATTAAATTTTTGAGAAGCGGCATAATCATTTCTCTTACTTTATTCAGTTTATGCGATTCATTCTCAACTACTTTTTTAAGTTTCTCTTCTTCTATTTTGATTTCATCCTCAGACATTAAACTGAAACCGAAATCATAGATATCTTCATCAGACATTAAAAAAATCCTCCAATGTTAATTTCTTCTCATAATCCCACCTAATAATACTTGTAATAGATTTTAGTGGTTCTATGAAAGATTTATCGAACTGTTTTTCATAATCAATATATTGGTTCAATCCCAATTCATCAGGCAAACTATCTAGGTTAGAAATTACGGTGTCTTGTATTTTATTTGGTAGTTTTAAATAACAATACTTAATTTTATCACCACTCATTATTGGTTGTAGATTTCTCAATCCATACTTTTTCAGCAAATTATTATACAACAAAGATGCTTTAATGTGAATGGGTGTTCCTTTCACATATATGTTACTTCTATCATAATATTTGTCAACATTATTTGCTCCACGAGGAAAAGCAATATCGTCAAATGGAAGATTTTTATACTCTTCTCTTATTTGTGAGATATAGTTTTGTAAAGATATTTCGCTTTCATTCATAATAATCTCAAGTGCTTTGCGAATATATTCTCTACAAACCTGTGGTGTTGATGAACGAACTGCTTCAATACCCTGCATTTTTAACTTAGGTGAATCATATTGAACACCTTCAACATTCCAAGCATTTAGAATATACATCTTCTTTGCTTTCCAAATGCCTTTATTAGCAATAGTTTCACGTTTCATAAACATCTTCTGTTGATATACATTCATATAATCAGCAAGTTCTTGATAACATTTGTCAAGATATGGTTGAATCTTCTGCTCACAAAATTGATCTATTGCTGACACAATCTTGACATCATCATTTACATCAATTCGTTTTACAAGTTCTTTCATTTCAATATAGATTGAATCTGTATCAGATGCTATAACATAGTCAACATTATCAGTCTTTAACATTTTATTCATAAACTCATTCATTCGTTTTTCAATCCAACGAATAGAAAGTTGTCCAGACTTAGTAATAGATTCTGCTAGATCAAAATTAAACCAACGAAAATATTTATTTCCTAATGCACCGTAAGCAGAGTTTAACTGAATCTTTTTTGCCATTTGCATATTATGATATTTGGCAATTTGCATACCAGTTGCAGCATCTTTTGTTTCCTCAAACTTTTTCTTTAGTTCAATCATTTTCTTTTTATATTCAGATCTATCATTATACATTTTTTCCATCAATGCAGGAAGAAATCCTTGATAATCATTTTTATAAACACAACCATTACCTGAATAGATATATCCAGGTTCATAATCAATTGGTTTCTTTGAAATAAGTTCATCTGTGTTATGCCACATAGGAACTTTCTTCACAAACTTCTCTGGTGAAATATTATACTGCATAATCAAATGTGGATAGAGTGAATTTAAATCAAAAGATACAACCCATTCACTCATACCAACTTTTGGATCTTTCACAAAACCACCAACCAAACTTTCATTATTATCTTTTATAACAAGTTTAGGTACAACTGTTTTTCTATCCAATAGGTAGTTGTGAATAATAACATCCCAAGGACGAACTGTTGTAAGAGTATCAACAAAGTTTACTTTTGCATCATATGCAAGTGCCATTACTTGTTCAATAAACTTAAGTTTTTCTTCCAATCTATCAACAAGAACAACATCGTGAATATTGTATTCAATAAACTTTTGGAAGTTATTCTTATACAATTCTAACAAAGAACCATATTCAGAATAATCAATTTTCTTCTCACCAAGTTCTACTGATGCAATATAGTCAAGTTTATAACTCTCCTGATTACCAAAAGTAAACTTACGATATAACTGGTAATAATCAAGTGTTGATATTCCCATCAGAACAAAATTCTGATTCTCTTTGCCTTTGTAATGAACCTTGCCTTCATTAATCATTCTCCAAGGAGACAAATTTCTTGCAAGGTCTTCACCACAAATATTACGAATACGATTTACTAGATATGGAATGTCAAAAAACTCTATGTTCCAACCAGTGATAATATCTGGTTTGATAAAAGGACGATTCCAAATATCAACAAACTTATAAAGAAGTTCTTTCTCATCTTTACATCTAAAGTATTTTGTGTTGGGATCA